AGTATTATAACAATTAAATGCCTGGAGGTCTTATGAATCTTGTATCTGTTGGTCAACAAAATATTATTCTAAATGGGAATCCGTCTAAAACATTTTTTAAATCTACATATGCTCAATATACCAATTTCGGTCTACAAAAATTTCGCGTTGATTTTGAAGGGTCTAAAACATTGCGCCTACAAGAAGAATCTACGTTTACCTTTAAAATACCTAGATATGCTGACTTACTTATGGATTGTTATATGTCCGTTGTATTACCAAACATTTGGAGCCCAATTCTGCCGCCTCAACAAGATTCTACGAACCAGCAATGGGCTCCATATGAATTCAAATGGATTGAGAATTTAGGAGCCAAAATGATTTCAAAAATTAGTATTACTTGCGGTAACTATACGCTACAAGAATACTCAGGCGACTATTTATTGTCAGCAGTTCAGCGCGATTTTACTGGTGTCAAAAAGGAATTGTTTGATACTATGTCTGGAAATACTGCTGAAATAAATGACCCAGGTAATGCCGGTTCACGTGTCAATTCATATCCAAATGCGTTTTATACACCTGATTTAGCAGGCCCTGAACCGTCTATTCGCGGACGTATCTTATATATTCCATTAAATAATTGGTTTGGAATCAAATCGCAAATGGCATTTCCATTGACATCACTACAATATAATGAACTACATATTGTCGTAACAATGCGCCCAATAAATGAATTATTTCAGATACGTGATGTATTTGATTCTTTTTATAATTATCCATATATAGCTCCCAACTTTAATTCATGGTATATGCAGTTTTATCGCTTCTTACAACCACCGCCTGATATTGACATTGGTATTACATCATATACTGATACTAGAACATTATGGAATGCCGATGTTCATTTAAATTGTACATATTGCTTTTTATCAAATGAGGAAACGCGGTTATTTGCTTTAGAAGAGCAGAAATATTTGATTAAACAAGTTCATGAGCAACAGTTTTTCAATGTGACTGGTGCAAATAAAGTGTCATTAGATTCGCTAGGAATGGTATCCAATTGGATGTTCTATTTTCAAAGAAGCGATATTAATTTAAGAAATGAATGGTCTAATTACACAAATTGGCCTTATAATTATATGCCACTAGATGTGGTCCAAGCTCCGGCAGCTGGTGATTATCTTATTTACAGAACGGATTCTACAGGCGCTTTAATTCCAGTTTATATTGGACCAGGTGTTAATACTAATGGTACTCTAACTGGTCTGCTAATTACATCAAATTATTCGCCAGAAAATGACAAGTTGATATTGGTTCAAATGGGTATTTTGCTAGATGGGTCTTACAGAGAAAATACACAGCCTGCTGGTATATATAATTATATTGAAAAATATACAAGGACTAGTGGTAATGCACCTCCTGGAATATATTGTTACAATTTTGGACTTAATTCTAATAATTCAGATTTACAGCCATCAGGGGCAATAAATATGAATCGTTTCAGTCAAGTAGAATTAGAATTCAATACGATTATTCCGCCTCTAGACCCTTTAGCGCAAAGTCTCAGCATTTGCGACCCTCAAACGGGACAAATAATTGGCGTAAATAAACCTACATGGCGCATATATGACTACAATTTCAATCTAACATTGTTTGAAGAGCGCATTAATATTGTGAACTTTGTTGGAGGCAATGTGGGGCTAATGTATGCAACCTAGACAACCTTTGAAAAGATTTTGCGAAGCTAAGAGTCAAACCATCCTTACCCTTTTTACATATTTCATGAAGTTATGAAATAGTAGTTATAAGAGTCAAATTATAATATAATATAGGCAAATATTTTCAAGGCATTTTAAATTTATTATTTTAAAAAATTGATTTAAATAAATGCCTATATTCTATATATATAAATAATACAAATGCTATATTTACAAGATAAAATAGAATTCTTTCTAACAAGAAATGAAATATTCAGAAAACCACTTGAAAAAATTATAAATATTATGTTAAATAAGTGCAAATATATAAATGGAGAAAGTTTAGAGAGACATAATTGGGGAAATAATCCAATAAAGTTAAAAAATATTCCCAAAAATATTAATTTACTTTCATTTGAAGAAGATATATTAAATATTCTTAATTTAGAAGACAATGAAAAATCAACAGTAGAATTGTTGTGGGGAGATATACAACTTGGGAAAAGGGTTCAGGCTTGTATAATAATGTGGATTTCTGTTCATATACTAAAAAGACCTGTTATATATATTTTTAGAAATTTAACAATAGACCAAAAACAATTACAAGATGATATAATTGGAACAGAAAATTACAATTTCAACATTCAATTTATTAAAAGTATATTTGATGAGTTCAATGATGAATTGCATAATTCATTTAAAGAAATAGAAAAAGATTGCTGGAAAGAATTTAAGCTTCCAGAACTAAAAGATATTAATAGTAATGATTTAATCAACAAACTTAGCAATAAAGACGCTATAAACCCAACTGACATATTTTGCTGTTTAATGAATCATACTCAATTAGCAAAAATAAATGCAAAATTTAGTGAATATATTATGTATAACGATGAACTTGTTAATATAACTACATTAGTTGATGAAAGTGATTTAATGAGTCCTACTTCATCAAATGATAGAACTAATGACAATGATAAAAAAGATTCTACTGCTTGTGAAATATTGCTTGCAAAAATATATAAAAAAGTAAAATATGCGTTACATATTACAGGCACAGCACATTCTTTGTTATACAACACAACAACGCGATTAAGCGACTATACTGATATACAAATTAAAATATCAAAAGTTCATAAAATGAAAAGGTCAAATGATTATTTTGGATTATTTAATGGTTCTATAAATTTTAACACTACACTTGTTGAATCTTGGTGGGATTATCAAGATGCAGAAAATCACAAAAAAAAAACTTGTTATGATATTATTGAAGATTATAATATTAATATAAAAAAAATAATAGAAGAAATACTTAAAAGGCCAACAATTAAGTATAATTCATTATTAATAAGTGAAGAAAAAATAAGAGCTAATCAATTTGGATTAATAGATAAAATAATTAATGATTTTCCTAATTTATTTATTGTAATATATCATGGAAATTGTTTAAGATTATATTTATCAAAAAAATATGAAAAAGAAATTAAATGTTGGTCTACATGGGACTCAAAACAATCATCAACAAGCCAAAGATTATGGCAATTAGGAGGAGTATATGGGTCATCTATAGATACTGAAAAATCTAAAAAATTACCTAATAATTATTGCTATTTCAATATTAACACAAAAATATTAAATATAAAATTTGTCTATAAATTATTAAGAATTTTGTTTGAAAAAAGTGATATGCCAATTTTATGTAAAACAATTGTAACAATAACAGGTAAATATGGAGAAAGGGGATATTCTTTTACAAGCGACGATTATGATAATTATTCACTACATTTAACAGACCAGTATTTTGTGTCTCACGCATCATTAAATTGCACTGATATTTCACAACGATTAAGATTACAAGGAAAATATAATGATTTAGAACTAAAAAATGGAATTATGAACCTTACTTTATGGACTACTCCTGAATTAGAAGATATAATACAGAATTTTTATGTAAAATTTATAAAGGAAATTGAAAAATTTATAATGTGTTGTGAAACTTGGGAAGAAACCAAAGATTTAATAGAAAGCATAATAGATAATGGTGAATTTAAATTTAAGCAATATATAAGCAAATTAGACGTAAGAAAGAAAATGAAGAGTTTAAAAATTCATAAACATTATGATAAAAACACAAATGGTTTTAAATTAATAATTGTTGATGATATGACAGATACAGATATAAGAGAATGGTGCAAAGAAACAAACTTACCTGATTATATTTGTATTAATGAAATAAAGAATGATTTAACACTTGACGAATTTGTTAATAAATATGGACAATCATGGGAAATAAATACATATTTTAATTTAACACTTGATGAGTTAAATAATTATTTTGAACAAATAGGTAAACCAAAACATAATCCAAAATTAGACAAAAATGGGGACAATGTATGTTGTTTAGCTAATGAAACATTAAAGGTTTGGAATTATGATGAACTATACAATAAATTAAAAAATTATGGTAATAATTCAACTCATGGTATTCATAATGGTTTAAAATCTAATAATAATTACGCAACAAGAAGTTGGGTTGGATATGATAAAAATGGTGATATTAAATATATACTTAAACTTGCAAAAAAGGCGAAAAATAAACATTTACCAAACTCTACAAAAGATTATATAAAAAACACTCCATATATTGTTGATGGTGATAAAATAAAATATTCAGTTCTCAAAGAAGAATATAAACAAAAAAATACTCATGGTTATACAAATGAAGATAGTGATGATTTTATAGAAGATGATACAGGATTACCAAGTAAATATTATTGGAAAACTCCTGATGGTTGGTTATATTTATATGATAAAGATAAACCAGAAATAATTTCGTTGGATATAATATCTCCTTCACCTATTAAAAATATGTTACAAACAAATATTTCAATTGAATCAGTAATCAATAATGATGTATTGTTATTTGCAAATTCGTGTTGTAAAAAAACTGACAAAACAAATTTAAGATTTGGACTAAAAGATATATACAAAATATATGAAACTTGGTGCAAGATAAAAGGAAAAAAAACTTTAAAAACACAGAAAAAATTTAAGGAGGAGTTTGAAAAAAACAATTACAAAGAAGAAGAAAGCAAAGGCGTTGATGTAAATAATAGTCCAGGTAAAAGAGGTTATAATGTTATGGTTTCATTATAAATTGACTTAAACGTAATTTACAAAATATTATTAATATGAAAGATTATATTATTAATTCTTTTATTTTACAAGAGAAAAACACATTAATATACATATATAATTATATACAGTCTCGGTATGATAAATTAGTTGAAATAAATGATATAAAAACAGAATTAACATTTTTAATTAAAAAAAACATAATTTTTTTTAATAATAAAAATTATGAATTATCAAAAGAAGGTAATGTAATATTAAATGACCATAAGTATTATTATTCAAAAATTATCATTAAATTTTATAAAAAATATAATAAAAATCATAGAAAATATGAATTAAGAGAAATTAGACAAGAACAACAACAATTAAGAAATTATTTAATTGCTAATAAACAACAACTGTGTATAATTTGTGATAAACACTTGCCATTATGTTTATTAGAAACAGCACATCTAAAACCAAGATGTATATTAAATAATAATGAGATAAATAATAAACATATTGTAGAATTTATGTGTAGATATTGTCATAATTTATATGATAATGGACATTTAGCTGTGTATAATGGATTATTACAAATTTCAACATTTATAAATCAATATGATTTACATTATAATAAAAACAAACAAATAACTTGTTATAATTTACAAAACGAAAAATATTTTATTTTTCATTATAATTATATATTTAAAATTGGCATTTAAAATGTAAAAAGGTTATTTGTATATGAAATAGTAGATAAGACGCAAATAATTTGTCTCTTTAAGTTAAAAAATATATATTATAATTTCTAATTTAAAGACGCATTCGCCGCCGTAGGTCCAATATCATAGAACAGTCCAGTGGTAGTTAGCGTCGGCTTATACACAGGAGTTGACCTATATTGTTCAGGTTCGGCTGCATATTGGTAAGCCAATTCGTCGTCAATTAATTTCGCCTTTGCATTATAGACTGGCTCCCATATTTTGACTCCTCTATAAGGTCTAGGCACTTGTGCATCTTTATCTATTATAGTAGCTGTTGTTCCAATATCATATGTTAAAGCGGAATGCTGGGGATTCTGATTATAAATTAATCTGCCTGTTTCTTCTACGCCTATTGGTACATAATTCTGTGGGTCTTTTGGTGAATCTTGTTCTAAAAGAAGCTTATCATGTACTGTTTTTAAAAGTGATTCACATCCATATTGATAACAATCTACATCAGTGGAACATTGGTCGCCACTTTTAGAACATTTGGCATTATAACACGCATTTTTGCAACTATTTGAATCTGTTAAAGGTAAATTAACAGAATGACTGTATTGATTTACTAATTGTGTATTTGGATTTGTATTTGTATTTGTATTTGGGTCATATTTATTTGTCTCAAATCCTTCTTTACTTGAAAACCCAAATAATAATCCGAAGAAAAATATTATTACTATTATTGATAGAATAATGTATTTATATTTTGTTATTACCGCCATTTATTATAATATTATATTAAATATAAAAATATTATAATTAGTATTTTAGAGATTAGTCAATCGTTAATTGTCTTATATTAAATTATCTACAAAATTTAATATATATTTATTATAAATAATGTCAAATACAGATACAAATGATGAAGCTATTAAAAAGAAAAAGAACGATTCTGCAAAGGACCCTGATATTGGAGGGTTTATTAAAAATTATGGAATTGGTACTTTGGGAGTGATCGTATTTGTAATATTTGGCGCAATTGGTCTCTATATGACTAAAGTAGCAATGTCAAATGTTCTGCCTACTGATTCTAGCTTTGAACCTTATACTTGTTCACCAAATCTTAATCAGGATACAATAGATGTACCAATGAATAAAGTACGTGAACTTGGTTTAAAAGGCTTAGCATTATGGCAAATATGGGATGATTCAACAAAAAGCTGGGAACAAAATGCTCAATTTAACAAAGAAGATACAATTAACTCATTTAAGAATAGTTGGATAAAAAGTTTACGCAATGCATCAAATGAAATTGGAGCCACTGGATTAACTAAATTTACTTCATCTGTTATGAACGACACATCTGCAACCAGTTTTGGAGCAATTCAGTCCACATTTTTGCTATTTGGAGATTGGAATGAAACATTGTTTATAATGTTTTTTGGATTTTTTGGATTTCTTTTATTACCATTTTTTTGGATATTTAACTTTATCCAAAGTGTTATGTATCACTTTACAAATTTATTTCAAAATAATATTTTTGGCGGGTGGTTTACTTATCAAACGTTTAAAGACAAATATGGCGAAGATTGGGAAATAGATGGTACTCCGTTTAGTTGGCAAGGTGAAAACAGTGTAGAAATAAGACAAGTGTTATGGAAATGGTTTAGTTTTATTTTTTTACTTATACCTGGTTCATTTATACTTCTATTTATATCAATGTTCATTATTTTTCCGTTTTATTTAACATTTATGCCAATTATTAAAACATTAATGGCAAAATATACATTAGGCACAAATAAAGAACCACTTGATGAATCATCTAAACCAACAGATAAGAAATCGTTATTATCGTTTATTAGAGACACATTTGCTTATAAAAGAACATTTTTATTATTTTTATCTATATTGAATCTGTTTACTTGCGCAAATACATGGTTAGGGGAAAAGTATTTTGGTGCAGTTATTATTGCAATTATATTAGCTATAGTGTTTTGCAATATTTTTGCTGTTACGGAACCAGATGACAATACAATGATTCTAAAAGAAGCAAATGCAGGATTGGTAGAAGAATTGGAACCGGAAGAAAAGGAACCTGAAAAGGCTGAATGTATGTTTCAAGCAGAAATTGATGCATATGATGCCACGTTGAATTCAACAGATGGATTAAATTCAAAAACAAATGCAATAATAAAACAATTTAACAGTTCATCTATAAAAGATACTGAATTGGTCAAATTAGTTGATCAATTAAAAAATGAAAAGAAATTCATTAAATCCCGATTAATTAAAGTGTCAAAATTAAACAATAAAGATAAGGTTGATCAGTTTCAAACTGAGATAGATAAATATGCTGACTTGATTACAACAGTTGAAACAGCAATAACTGCTGCAAAAGAAAAATTGGAAGCAGAAAGATTGGAAGCAGAAAAATTGGAAGCAGAAAAATTGGAAGCAGACAAATTAAAAGCAGACAAATTGGAAGCAGAAAAATTGGAAGCAGACAAATTAAAAGCAGACAAATTGGAAGTAGAAAAATTGGAAGTAGAAAAATTAAAAGAAAAATTGGAAGCAGACAAATTGGAAGCAGAAAAATTAAAAGAAGGATTAGGAGAAGGAATAAACGCAGTTGAAGGAACAAAAGAAGAAAAAAGCGATCTTGATGTAGATAGAATATATCAAAACAAGGATGCAGTCATATCTGGTGAAAATCCGTTGTTCAAGAAGAGGGTCGCAGCAGAAAGTCAACAATCTATATTAGATAATAATAATAGTAATAATAATAATAGTAGTAATAATAATAATAATAATACAGATACAAATACAAATAATATTACCACTAAAAAAGTTACAGATTTTATTGAACAAAGAGAATCAATTTCTCCTGAAAATGTAATACCATCACCAATTCAACAAACAGATTCTAATATTGCACCCGCATCAAATAGTTTACAACCACTATCAAAAGAAGAAGAATCATCATTAGTAGCAGAATTAGACGAATTAACAAAAGAAGAAGCAGATAACCGAAAACTTAATACACAAGTAAAAGAATCTCAATTACTTGCTTCTGAAATGATGGATGATGCTATAGAAAAAAATAATGAAACTATGATAAATACATATACAAACAGTAATTATGACATGAATTATAAAGATAAAGATGGATTAACTCCATTAGAATTCGCAGTTACACATAATAAACCAAGAACAGTTGCTGCTCTACTAAAATCACCAAATGTAAGACCTAGTCGGGAAACTATTAATGCTGCTTCTATTGCTGCTTCTAGAATCACAGATGTGCCAATGAGAGAACAAATAATATCTCTTTTAAACTCAACTAATATTGGATCAACTAATGAAGAAACAGATTCAGATGATGATGAAGATTTTGAAGAAACGCCTAGTTATATCAATGCAAAAAAACAATTAAATGCTAGTAAAACATTAAAGAATACAAATTTAAAAGGTGGTTCCAAAAACAAAAACAAAACTTTAAAAAGAAGACGTTTTAATATTAGACTAGTATAAAAACTATTTAAATAATAATTGTGTATATAAATTATTATATAATGCCAAAAAATAATAAAAAGAAGAATAAAAATAAGAACAAAATTAAAAATATACTGGAACAGAATGAATTGGGACAGAATGAATTGGGACAAGACAACGACAAAGACAAAGATGAATTAGACATTTCATTCAATAAGCTCCCTTTAGTAAGCATTTGTACCCCGACATTCAATCGTCGTCCATTCATTCCATTTCTAATAAAATGTATTGCTGCACAAACTTATCCAAAATCCCGTATTGAATGGATTATTATTGACGACGGAACGGACCCAATTGGCGACCTTGTAGAAGCCATTGATAATGTGAAATATTTTTATTATTCGGAAAAAATGTTACTAGGTAAGAAACGAAACCTAATGCACAGCAAATGCTCAGGCGATATTATTCTATATATGGACGACGATGATTATTATCCGAAAGACCGTGTATCCCATTCTGTTGAAACATTACTACAGAATCCAGAATTCCTTATTGCCGGTAGCAGTGAAATGCATATATATTTTGATTCTAAAAATGCGGTATATCAATGTGGTCCGTATAAGGAATACCATGCAACCGCAGCCACATTTGCCTTCAAAAAGGAACTGTTATTGCAGACAAGTTACAACGAGGACAATGCATTAGCAGAAGAGCGTCATTTTCTAAAAAACTATACAATTCCGTTGAAACAATTGGACACTCTCAAATCTATAATGGTGTTCTCTCATAAACATAATTCGTTAAATAAGGAAAAACTGTTAGATAATATGGAATCAACAAGAACCAAATTGTCTCGGTATACAGTAGACAATTTTATTGAGGACCCTGAATTAAAACAGTTTTATATGGTAGATATGAATAATCTGTTGACAAATTATGAGCCAGGTAAGCCGGAACATAAGCCAAAATTAATGGAACAAATGAAACATATGGAAGCTGAACGCAATAGGAGACTAGAAGACCATAATAAGATGTTAGAAGCTCAAAATCGCATTTTTTTGAATAAAAAACAACATACAAATACAAATACAAATAGTAGCATTGAAGATATAAAGTCTAATTATGAAAATCAAATCGCAAATTTGGGGAAGCAAATGGCAAACTTTGGGAAACAAATGGAAGACAAGGTATGTCTAATCAATGAACTATTAAAGAAGATAAAGGATTTGACTGCTGAATTAAATGAATATAAAATGACTACAGTAATAAAATCAATATAATAAATAGTAATAAAACATTTAAAGACAGAATAGCATAAGTATATACTAGAACATGACTTACGCTGATTATTTCACAAATGATAATACTGAAGACAAAGATATTGACAATAAAAAGAAGGGGTCTATGTCTCCTTCATTAGATAAGAATTTTAAAAGAATTACAAGAAAGCTTGTTGATAAGGATTTAATGCTTAGAAAAGGTGATGGTAAGACATATTATAAAAAGTATAATATTGGTCTTTATTCTAGTAATTCTACTGGTTCTAAAATTAGAAATGCTGTTACTGGACACCGTTATAATTATCTAGTGGGGTCAAAAGAGCAAGATTTGCTATTTTCTGTAGGATTATGCACGGGTGAAACTGGCACACAAGAAACATTATCGCTGTTTTATGATTCGCCCGAGCAATATGAGAATCATATGTTTGCATCATTGGACATTACTAGAAAGATGCAATGGTATTCAAAGAATTTACCAAAGGCATAGGGTTTCTGATTGTCTACTTACTTGTTTTAAAATTTTTTATAATATTAAATATTATAAAAAACTTATATTACAACTTATATATTTTCTTTATTAATTATATGGGTATTATTGTTAAATATAGAAATAGTAAGAAAAATAGAAATAGTAAGAAAAAGACATATAAAAAACATAGAAAACAAAATGGTGGCAAATGGTCGTTAAAATATAAAAAAAGTATTAATTGTAATAGACCCAAGGGGTTTTCACAAAAACAACATTGTAAATATGGTCGTAATAAATAAATACTCATATATTATATGATTCAA